TTACTCCGTTCAAAGTTTGATGGCCAAACACTACATCTGTTTGTTTCCAATCATCATCAGTAATAGTATCAAGTGCTTGGACAAACATACCATCAGGAACAAATGGACATAAAGTTATTTTTTCATCATCTTGAGAATAAATAATTGGTTTATCTACTACGGTAATGTCATACATTTTATTATTCCACTCCTTAATAACATTTAGCCAGTGATTTGAAGTTAAGAATTGTGAAGGATTAATCATATCGTGATTTCCAACCAAGACAAAGGTCTTGGTATGAGATGATAATACTTTTAAATATTCTATAGCCTTGTTTAGACATTGTGTATGAAGTCTCTCGTGAGTGTCAAGAAGATCTCCTCCAGATACTATAACATCATAGTTCTCAAAGTCAAGATGTTTTTGAAGTTTAGAAATGAAAATATCAACTTGAGCGATATTATCAAGTTTAAAATGTTGGTCTCCAATAGCAAGAATTTTCATTTTATAATATAAATGTATATTATAATTTGTTTTAAAATAAGTTTTAGCAAATCATTTTAGAATTAAAAAAGATTTATTACCATTTACAGTATAAGCCCAATTGTAATAAGCATCTTTCTTCAAAATCATTATAGTACCCTTTTTAACATTCTGTTTAAACGTGAGAGGAAATTTCTTACAATAATAATAACACTCTTGGCCAAATATCTCTGCATCATCCAAAAAAATAAAGATAATATCCTTGTTCATAGTATCATTAGAACACGAGATGTTAATAGTATCAACTTTGCTAAATGTTCCTGACTTCTTTGGACTTAACTCTACTCCTTTTGATGTCAAATCATTGTATAAACTTGAATTCAAACAACTCAAATATTTTGGAGGTATATCGCCCCATTCTTCATAATTATTTGTAAATGAAAATTTAACATCCTTAGTGTCAGACTCTGGTAATAAATTAGAAAGAAGTAATGTCAGTGTATAACAAGTATCCTCTGGTATTATGGAGTTCAACTGATAAAGTCCATAAGGATTATCAGGAACTATAATAGGAATATCAACAAATTTGAAAGATATTTGTCTGTTCAACTTTAACATATTATCTATAAACAAATCTTGAAGTCTTATAATTATAAACTGAGATATCAACAATTCTCTATCTGCTTCATCAGTAACTTCAGTCATATAGGACGATATAAACGGGTAATAATAATCAATCTCTACTAAAGAAGATGGAAGAAAATACGCTACTTGGTCTATGTGAGTTCTCTTAATGTTATACTCGCACAGTTGTCTAAGTTTTTCTTTAACCCCTCTTGGGTATTTTAAATGGTCATATGTTCTCATTTTTTATATATTATTATAAAAATGATATTAATAATTAAATAATAATTAAATAAAATATTTGAATTTAAGGATGAATAAAAATATTTACATTTATCTTGTGATGAAATCTTCCACCTTATGCAAATGCCACATCTTCTATCCAAGCAAACAATCAATCACTATTACAAATAATGGCGAGACAAAAGGAGATACTGCATCAAAGACTCTGTTGGATACTCTTGATTATATCATAAGATTGAAAATAAATTTACCAATCATACTTGTTACTGATCAAGTTATAATAACAAATGCTGTGAATGAAAGAAAAATGAATGACAACAAATTCTGGTCACCTGTTATCAATAAAATAAATAACTTCAACTTGGATATAATCTCATATACATCCGATTAAATATTAGATTTTTTATATTATAATATTTTTTATTATAATATAAGATGGAACTTAAATATTATCTGCTTATGCTGGCGGTAGGATTCTTTTTGCTCTATATCTTTCGAGCATTTGTAAATAAGAGTTTGAAAGAATACGAACCATGGACTGTAAGTTCTATTATTGAAAAGATAGGAGAGGAAAAAGATACAAAACCATCGAAAAGGATAATGTGTAAATACGAAACAAAATGTCGTCGTATCTTTGAAAATATATTCAAAACAGACTTCCCAAAAGTCAGACCATCCTTTATGATAAATGATAAAACAGGCAAACGTCTTGAACTTGACGGATATAACGAAAAACTAAAACTCGCGTTTGAATACCAAGGCCAACAGCACTATAACTTCTCTCCATACTTTCATAAATCTCAAGAAGATTTTGCAAAACAAACCTACAGAGATAAAAGAAAGAAAGAACTATGCAAACAGCACGATATAACACTTATTGAAATACCTTATAATATAGAATATAATGATTTGGAAGATTATATTCGTATGAAACTATACGATGAAGGGTTTTATGCTTGATTTATCATAATCACAGTATTAAAGTATCTCAATGCTTGTTCTAATTGTGCCTGGTCTTTGTAATTAAAACATCTCTTCTTATTACAAACTACCAAGACCTTAATTGGAAAAGTAAAAGACTTATACTCTAAATAATCATCTTCCTCTTCTCGTTTAACTTTATGAATCTTATCATATACCGAAATAATAGAACTATCGTGATTTTCATATGGCAAATCAACTTCTCCAGCAATATTCAAATCTTCATCCTTGTCATCTTTATCCAACTGTCTTGCTTGAAATGACAACCAAGGAATATCAGACAATTTGCGTCGGTTGAAGAGAGGAAACGGGTCATTTAAAACAATCGCGACGAGATAACGAGGGGCAGAAGCGACAAGATATGAACTAACCTTTACTTTGTAAATACTTAACATACCATTTTCCTTTACTTTGGTCATAACAGGATTATTGTAATATTTTGCTATATCAGAACGAAAAGCATCTATACTCATTTTATGAAAATAATAAAATATATTTAAATTTTATTATTTATTTTAATTCAATAGCTTGTCGGAAAGATAGACTGGAATATTTGTTTCTCCACAAGAATTAGCGACGCAATTACAAGGTGTTGCTCCCAAATTGTAAAATACCTCGTCAGGACCTAAATGTATATTACCTGACTTATTCGTCATTGCAGATTCCAAAGGAAACATAGAGTATCGATTAGTAATCTGATAATCTCTCTTCATTCTTGGAAAAATATTAGTCTGATACATCTCTCCAAGGGTGTGAAGTTCATACAATTGCGTCTCTCTCGATGGGTCAGTACAACCTCTACTTGCTTGCTCTTGTAGTGTAGAATAATTACTATAATTTGGAAGAGGTGATGCTTTCATATAATTAATAAAACTCATTTATTTTTTATATATATATCAATACATAAAAAATAAAAAATTATTTTTTAAGAATAACATGCCCATTTTCAAAATATACTTCCAAATCATCAAATATTACAGCAGGACCATCTTCACGATGAACCTTTCCATTTTTATACCACACTTTTAATCCATCTGTCTTACTCATTGCTGGGCCATCTTCTCTATGCATCTTACCATTCAACCACCACTCTTCATGACCATCTTTACATATCAAAGCGGGTCCATCTTCGCGATGACGCTTACCATCTTTATACCATATACAGGTTCCATTATTGAGAATTATGGCAGGATTACCATTTCGATGAAGTTTATTATTTTTATACCATCTTTTATTTCCATTACTAACTCTCATACCATCCTTAACCACATCTTTATTATTATTGAGAAGATGATAAAGTTGAAATAAGGAAATGCTCGTCATCATTACAAAATGATGACGAATAAATATTTAAACTTTATAAGACAATAACTTTTCCTTCATTTCAGGACTAACTTCAGATTGAATTATTTTAGGCTTTCTAGAAAATAAATTTATAATGGATTCAAAAATATTTTTAAAAATACTTTTACTATTACTATTTTCTTGATAATTTATATCGATAATATAATCCTCATAAGTTGATGGTAGTATAGAATTTGACCTATGTATCCTTCCTTTCATTTATCTTCATAAAAGTGATATTTTAAATAATAAAATTTAAAATCTAATCATATAAATAAAAAAATATGAACTCTACCTTCTTCACATCTAAGTTTGATTCCAATGAACTCACAAATAAATGCAAAGTTCTACTTGAAAATACAGCAGTCGTTGGTTTCTCTCTATCTACATACTCTATACAAGAACTGAAAAAAGTCTTATCACAACTTGACTATAAGTTTGACGTTATAGTAATGTATCCAAGTGGAAAAGAATATTCAGTGCTTGATATCAACTCCATAGATAATCCTCAAAAAGACAACCATCTATATATTTTAAATACTAACCATTTCATTGAATAATTTTAATTAATTTTTTTTTATCTTTACTATATATTGTCTATAATCTTCTTTTATTGGTTGAAAATTATTCACATCTATTTAGCTATTATGCCTACCATTTTGTTTTTCAACGCAATTATTATCTGATTATAGACCTCTATACTAATCGAAGTGGCGCAGAGGAAGCGCGTTAGGCTCATAACCTAAAGGTCCAAAGATCGAAACTTTGCCTCGATAAAAAATTTTATTTATAAGTTAATTTTATAAATAAAATGGATTTGATAGTTCTCTGTAGTTTTTGATGTGGATTGTTAAAAAAAAATTTTATTAATTTTTTTATCTTTACAAATATATAGAAGTCCTCGTGGCCAAATTGGATAAGGCGCTAGCCTACGAAGTTAGAGATTGTGGGGTCAAGTCCCGCCGAGGATATTTTAATAAATATTTTTATTATTTATAAAAATATTTAATTTATTAAAAACGATAATTTTTTAATTTTTTCTAAAATATCTAAATGTATATCTTGTCGGACCTGAAACTTCATATGATTTACCTTTATTTTCTATCACCTCAAACCCTACACCCGTTATTAAACTAACCCATTCATCTATACTCTGATAATTATAACCATCCTTATACTCGCATAACTGTATGCCATTCATCTTATTCTTAACATCCACAACAGATTCGAGCATATTATGCTCTATATCTATCAAAAAACGTGTATCAACACTATTACAATCATGTTCTCTAATAATTAAAATACCACCTTTCTTCAAACATCTATAAAAATCTTCTATCATTTCATATAATTGTCCTGAACTTATATGATGTAAAACTTGAAAACACGTTATCACATCCAACCTATCATCTTCAAAAGATAATTTATCCTTTGGCTTAATCGTCTTGTAAGTTATATTCTTATAATTTCTCTCTATAATATTACCCTGCCAAGTCTCTATATCAATTGACACTGCATCATTTTTATTTAACTTTAGCATATCAGCAATATAACTCAATATCGCTCCATTGCTACCACCATAATCAAGTATCTTTCTAACTTTAATACTTTCCAATATACTTGAGACGTCCCGCCATCTTGCTTTTGCTCTTATCGTATCCACCTTATATCTGTCCAAAGACTCGTAATTATCCTTGACATATTTTCTCAAATTGCTATAAAATACTAAATCATTACTGTAAGTGGATAATTCCTTCTTCAAGAAAGTTGGCAAATTTCTCTTAGCTACCGAGTTCAAATTATTAGACATTATTTTAGTTAATAACTGGGTAATATCTGGAGTATCTTTAACAAACATAACTTGACAAAAACAAGGAGGTGGCAAATATGACTTTGAAACTGTCCTATAACTCTTTCTAAATTTTAAAATACTATCTTGCAAAGTAGCCAAAACCTCTCTGTTTTTAATAGAATAGTTTAATACTGGAGATAACAACAATTCAACATTTTTATCAATATACTCCAAATTATTATCAGCCAGTATATCATTCAAACGATAATACAAAGATTTAGATAAATTATGATATATATTCTTTGGAATATTTACTTTAGAAAGCAAAACTATAGTTATCAAATTCTTGTAAAAGTCAAAAGACATATTTCTTATACAAAAATAAGAAAACATAGCAGATACAGTTCTATCATCTATAATATTTCTTAGAAAAGATATCTCATTATAAACCGGACTAAACTTACCAACAATCTCTTGAGAAAAATTATCAACATCTTGATAAGGACATTCATTTACACTTACATTTAACTGGTCCTTTATCTTATCAAGTTGCCCCAAAAATACCATAAAGAAATCCTCATCATTCTTCAAACTCACGCCAATATATTTTTTAAAGTTAGTTCTATCCATAAAAGTATAATTACAAACAAGAGGATAAACACAACTGCCCCAATAATATGGAAACACTCTAATATCTAACTCAGACTCAATTGTATAATTATTACCACATATAGTAAAAGTATGCTTCTTTGTTTTTCCTCGCTTGACGAATATAGTCTTATCCAAACTTGAAAAAGTTATGAATAAGCCCTTCTCGTAGCAACTTAACAATAATAAAAGTAATAAAAAGGATAATTGAGTCTTCTCTCCTTTCTCAAAATTAAAAGAACTGATAGGTTCAAAATCACTAACTCTCTCCACTTCACAGACACTTATGCTCTTGTCAAAATTAAGAACATTCAAATAATCTGGAAAATTCTTTGAAAATGATACAAAGTTAATTAGAATATCATATGGCAATACAAACTTGGAAATATTCAAACCAGTTTGTTTAGAAAATATATGGTAATTATCCTTCTCTTCTATAGAATATTCCTTAACCTTGTGATAAAGAATAGGCTGAAGCAGTTGTATAAACTTGTTGGTTTTATACAATGCATCTGTATTATAGTCATACATGATTATATTTTCAAATTGAGGAAGCACTGAAATTATATTACGCGTAGCAAGCCTCAAATCATCATTAGATAACTTTGAAAATAGTAGTTCTAATACTCTTAATAAATAATCTGCAGAATCAATTTTTTCAAAAGTTGAATATAAGTCATTAGACCTTATAATCATTTTATGTACTGAATCCAAATTACTCGTATAATCTTTATATGTATCTACACTCATTATCTCAAGTGGTTTCTTCATCAACTCTAATATCTCCTCATTAGTGCAAGAATCTTTTATAAATTCCTCCTTCAGTCTATTCAATAAACTTTCCAAAGTTGCATAAACAATTTGTATATTATTCTTAATAGCAATGTTCATAAGTTGAGCACCAATTGTTATTTCATCTATGGAGCACTTTGATATTATCTTGTCTTTATTGACAAACATATCCAAAAATGTGTTCAAGTTATCTTCACTTTGATTTGGAAATATAACTACCAAATATTGTGTCAAATCATCTACGCTAATGTCATATATATCTATCAAATATTGAAGAATATTATAGCCTTTTATATTACTTATCACATCTAAATCATCACTTTGGAAGAATGAAACAATCTTATTAATCTCATTTTTTAATGCTCTTGAAGCCGTTTCACTTTCAACTATACGAGAATACTTAGTCCTATCTTTGAGATTATCATAGATATACTCGGCAGCATCATTAAAATCTCCTGTCATAAAAGATGCATCGTCCATTAACAAGTCTATGACATCATTTAATATAAAAAAGTAAAATAACATTGAACTCAACTTTTTATAAATATATTCAAGTTGTTCCATATCTGAAGATAAAGGCTCTGTTAATAATGGACTTATAAATCCAACAAACTTTTCAAAAGTACTTAGATTTGTACTATATCTTTCATCCGTCTCATATATTATATACTTGAAAAGCAATTCTAAAGCCTCTATAAACCTATCATCTACTTCTTCTCCTGACAATGTATTTAATAAAATCTCTTCAATAAAATCATAATTTTTCAAAAGCTCATCTTTATCACAATCTTTATAATCTTCAAAACTAAAAAGCCAGTTTATAAAATCTTTTTTATTTACATCGTCGATATTTGTATTAGATGTTAAGCAGTATCTGAAAAGTTTAGAAAGTAAATTAACAATATTATATCCTTTACATTCAGTAATTTTAATCTTACTTGCCTTCTTCTTTTCTCCAATATCTTTGTATAATTCCTTATATTTTTCTAAAGCTAATCTTCTATTCTCTTTATCATCTTGTTTAATTTCCTCTTTCTCTTCTTCTTTTTGTTTTATTAACTTGTCCATATATTCTTTAACAAACTTACGAACAACATCTTTTATCTCCTTTCTGGTTAAACTTACTTCTAAATTATTTTCAATTAACAATAAAATTTTACTGAGTTTAGTATCTTCTGTAATCTTATTACCTAAAATTTTTTTTGTTAAAAATGCTATAATCTTTTCTTCATCACTTTCTTCTTTTTCCTTATTTCTTTTAATCTTTCGTTCATCTGAAAGATTGTCTGACATTTTATTATTTAATATTATAAAATATTTTTAAAATTAACTTATAAATATTTTATTAAAGTATTTGTAAATATTCAGTTCAATTATAAATCATTTAGTTAGTCAATAATATACTCTATATGACCTCAATAAATTTTATAATAATTATTTATTATAAAATTAGTTAAGTATATTTACATCTGGTGAAAACAAACTTTTTATTTCTTGATTAATCTTCTCTTTCAATCCTCTCAATTTAATATGGTCTTTCATAAAATTTTCAATTCCAAAAGCGACTTTCATCATCTCATCAAGCGGTTTCATAATCTGATGTTCCAAATAGTACATATAATCAATTCTAAGCACATCTCTATGTTCCTTGAAATAGTTCATTTCTTCAATAATATCCTCCTGTAATTTGTCTTTCTTATAAATTTTAACATATAGAAATTCCAACCTGGTATTTACTGGAACTGGTATTCCTCGTGTTTCCAATTTTTTTGCAAGAGCCGCATGTGGAGGAACACGTGTTCCTTTATATTCTGCTCTGTTCAATCCTTTAGTAATAACGAAATCTTTATAACCATAGTTCATTTGAAAACACATATTAATATAATTTATTAAATCATCTATAAATTTTATAGTAATATTATTTTTCATTACTTCTAAAGTATCCTTGCTTTTCATATTCTGAACTTCTTGCGTATTTTCCAATAATATTCTTATAGCATTTTCATAAATATCTTTTAATAATTTACAGTTATCTCTTCTCTGTAAAACAACGCCTTTTTTCGATATTCGTTTTTCCAATACACCATTCATATCACACGCTTGAGAAACATAGCGTTTCTTAGATAATATAAAATAACTTGCGTTAATTTTACCTTCAAACTCCAATTTCATAGGACTTGGAAATATAGTCTTTACTTTATCAACCACATTTTCAGCAAACGAAAATATTTCTTTATGCGTCTTACCTTCAAGATCTTGAAATTTAACAAAGCATGAATCAGTATCTCCATAAACAACTACTGCCCCTGGCCAGTTATCTTTTATAAAATTAACTGCCTTTTGAATAGATGTTCTTCCAATATACGTGACCGTCATAGCACCGTGTTTTAAAGGTAGAAATCCGCGAGATACACCCATAGCACCATACATACTATTGGCATTTACTTTGTAAGACAACTGTCTTTTATCAAGCACAACTCTCAATGTTTCAAGCTCGGTTAATCTATCTTTCATCTTTTCTTTTGATTCATAACTTGTAATAAACTTCTTATCATCTTCTGTTAAGTCTTTATCTTCATATAGTTTTTGTAGTGCTTTATATTCTCCATTATATCTTTCCAATTCTTTCCTAACATTTTTTCTTGCTGAGATAAGAGTGTGTAAAATGGTAGGAATAACTCCTTTAGAGGATGTATCAGATTTCATATATCTATACTTGAATTTTGCGCAAATCTTATTCTCATCTTGTCTTTGTATAGCACTTTCCTTTTTATGAATTTTACGGTTAGGATCATGCGAGCAATTGACGTGTTCTTGCCATTCAAATACATGACAAGCGCTGTCTGGAATATCTGTGTCATCATCATTGAGACATCTTGTATAGTCAATGTTGTAAGCCATAATAATACTTGGATACAGACTTGCAAAGTCGAAAGGAAGGACATTTGTATATATACCGGCAATAGGATTTAACACAGTGGCTCCAGTATATTTCTCAGTTTTACATTCATTCTTGACATTCATTGCTATGTTGTTGTGATAGCAATAGGAGAATACTTGAGAGAACATTTTGATTTGTTGTCCTTTTGCGTATAAGTAGAACATTGGCACTTCATTTGTGTTTGCGGACTCAGTTATATCATACCAGGTGTATAGATTTTGGAATAATAGATATACTACATAACTATCTTGAACGCAGTATTTTCCAACTAAAGCCATACTGTTTCCATCTCCTTTCAAATAACAGTTAAATATATCTGTATATTTTAAAGGATCTTTACCAGTTTTCAAGAATTCTTCACATACTGTTTCAAGTTTATAATTTGAAAGTCTATAACTTTTACGAATATATGGAAGCATATCAAATACAAGTCTTCCGTCTGCTTGAACATAACTTATTTTAGTTGTTCCAAATGCTGAACTTTCCCATTCTAAGCCACCTTTCTTACACACTCTTCCTACAATACAGCCTTGTTTCATAAATGCCTCATAGCATTTACATATTTCTGCTCTTTTCATCATATAGTCAAAGTCAAAGCCATATATATTATATCCGATTAATACATCTGGGTCTTTATCTACAACAAATTTTGCATATTCTTTTAGAAGGATACGTTCAGATTGGCATTTAATTACTTCAACACCTTCAACATCATTACAGTCTTTTAATGTAAATAGATACTTTTCAACATTACCACTACGAGTTCTGAGAGTACAGCCAATTTGAAATACGCAATCTTGTGGAAGTGATGCGTCAGGCATACATACAATTCTTGAAGAAAATGTTTCAATATCAAAGGAAAGAATAGAAGGATATATTTTAGGAAGTTTAGAACATTTTTCAAAAGGAAGTGATGATATTCTTAGATGATCTACTATATATTCTATTTGCTTTGTGCTTTCTCTTTCATCGTCTGCAACACGAGAGGTGTTTGTTATATATACCCAACCAACTGGAGGTATTTTTTTAGTTCCCATTAGTTGAATGGAAGGAACAAGAGATTTTTCTGCTCCGTATATTTTTACAATAACTTTTCCAAAAGTGCTACAAGAAATACCTTTACGGACATAGGATATGAACTGGTTCATTTTGGAACTACATGTGAATGATATTTTCAAGTATGGAAATGTTTTATCTTCATATTTTGAAGTATCAGGGTTTAAGGTGAATTTAGAGTCGTATAGTCTCTTTTTCATTTCAAATTTGATTTCAGTTGGTTTGCATGCTTTGAATTGACTTTGAATAGCATTGTTTAGAACGTTGAGATTGGTTGCATTCCATTTTTGTTGGTTAGGAAGTTCAGGAAGTTCCATATAGCAAAAAGGCGTAAAGTTTTCAATTTTAATCATACAAGTTTTCAAGTCTTTATTTACACCAAATGCTCTTATAATGGATAGATTATTGAAGGTATCTTCTTCGTCATTCCATTCATAGACATAAACTAAATCTTTTGAACCCGTCTTTGTCATTTTAGATAACGTTTATAACATAAATAATTATTTAAAATCATTTTATTTAGTTATTTATAAAAATAAAATGAATGAGTATTTTATTGATGAGAAGGACGTAAGTGGTGTCATTTTAAAACCAATGTGTCTTAAAAAATATTATAATACTGCTGTCGATGTTTCCGGCAAGATTATACAAAAGTTCTTTAAGATAGATAATAATAATCTTCGTATTAGTTCTCAAACAGTTGATGAGTCATCTTATCCAGATGAGTGTTTCCATATTACTAAAATTATTAAGATATTATTTCCAAAGGCTAAGGTGATAACAGATGCTACTGCTGGTGTAGGTTGTAATACTATAAATTTTTGCAAGTATTTTAAGAAGGTTAATGCAGTGGAGGTTGATCCAAATGAGTTTCAAAGATTAAAAGGAAATGTAGAAGCACACAAAATAAAGAGTAAGAAACTCGATTTGTATAATGACTCGTATATTAATATATTAGAGAAAAAACTTGAACAAGATGTTGTTTTTATACATCCACCATATGGAGGAGATAAACATAAATGTTTTGACAAGTTATATTTGTGTCTTGGAAAAGTATATGTTCATCATATTATAAATTATATATTGAAGAATACCTTGGCTAAGATGGTGGTATTAAAAGCTCCTACAAATGCCTACTTGCCTAATTTGGAATATGCCAGCACGAGAGTTCAAGTTTATAGAGAAGATAAGCATGTGCATACTATATGGATATTTACAAAGATTAAAGTATCATTCTCTTCTATAGATACTACAATAAAACTTAAAAAAAAATAAAAAAATCTTTACAATATTTATATAAATATTGTAAAAAAATGGCATCATTTAGAATTAATAATGGAGGAAATGCTGTAAGAGTTTTATCTCCGCTTCCATACGGTAATAATTATATAGGAAGCGTTGATATATCAGGAGGTGTTAGTATAGGTACATATAATGCAGTAGAATATCAAAATACAAATACTACTATCGGTAAAGTAATGTTGGCAGATAGTGGAAATTTAGATGCATTTGGAAGATTAAGAGTATCTGAACCACTCACATTATATGAAGGATCATTAATTGAAGATAGTCAGCCAGCAATATTTGATATTTCTCAGTATAATGGTGCAATAGCTACATATAATGTAAATGAGTCTACTATGAAATTCGATGTATCTCGTGCTGGTCAGTTTGTAAAAAGACAAAGTCATTATTTTGCTCATTATCAGCCTGGTAAGAGTTTATTAATAGAAGCAAGTTTTTGGTTTGGAACAAATATTCCTTCAGGTGCTTATAAAAGAGTAGGATTCTTTGATGACGGAGAAGGTATATATTTCGAACAAACTTCTTCATATTTATCTTGGAATATGAGGTCTCAAAGTCAGGGCACTACTTTAACAGTAAGTCAAGATAATTGGAATGTTGATACTCTTAAAGGAACAGGCCCATCTGGGTATACTTTAGATATATCAAGCACAAATCTTATGGTTATTGATGCAGAATGGTTAGGAGTAGGTAGAGTAAGAGTTGGATTTATAATGAATGGTAGAGTAATCTATTGTCATAATTTTTTGATACCAGGGTTAAGTGTTCCGTATATAAAATCTCCATATTTACCAGCAAGATACGAAATAGGAACTTCAACAAATCAGGCAGCTACTGTAAGTATGAAGCAAATATGCTGTACAATAATGTCAGAAGGTGGCTTCACTCCTCTTGGAAGTTTAAGAAGTTATGTAATTGATGTTCCAGTATCTATAAGCAACACTTCTTATACTCCTGTATTATCTTTGAGACTTAATCCAGCATTTGCTAAAGGGTTACTTATTCCTGATTCTTATTCTGTTATTTCTACAAATAATAATATAGTGTATGTTAAAATGTACACAAGGACAACATTAACAGGTGCAAATTTTCAAAATGTGACGTCATATTCACAGATAGATACAAGTGCTACAAGTTTTAGTGGAGGATATTTTAGTGATAGTGAAATACTTTCAAATATTTCTAGAATTACATTTCAACAGCTTCCTCCTTCAGTTATAGGTTTACAAAGCGATATAAACGGTGTGCCTGATATTTTGACAATAGCTTGTAAAGGTTCGGCAAGTAGTCAAAATGTAGCTGTATCGATAATGTGGAGAGAAGTATTGTAGTTTAACATTTTATTTCTAAACAATTATAATTATTGAGAGTGATATTATATAACCTTTTACTATGTTCAAAATCTAATGTATTAAATTCATCTAACAATGGAGAGGTTGGGTAACAGTATTTCATATTGATTCTATTATTCCTACATATCATTTTGTTTATATCATCATCAAAATTATTCGAAACAATCTTAATTATCCTTTTCAAATATTCCATAAATGATGTGACATTATTTATCTTTTCTAATTGGTTATGAGCATTTATAATCAAAATATTACATATATCATCATCAGGATATATTATCTCATTTAACATGACTCCTCCATCAGCATATAATGTATTATTTATCATTACTGGTGGAAAGATTAAAGGTATGGCTGACGATGCCATTAGAACTTTTATTTTATCTTCAAGGTTAAGATGATGAAAAGAAAATTGTTGAAATGTTCCTTCATTTACGTTGGTTGAGCCTATATATACTTTCTTTTTTATATTGTTTGATTTATCAAGTGATGTGAGTAAGTTTGTTATTAAATTTTTCAAAGGTGTTGAATCTAATATAGAATATTCTTCAAAAGTATCTTTCCAATCGACTTTATATATATCAGAGTTATGTAAATTGAAATATAATGATTTCATTTTATCGAGTCCTTCTTGTATATCATCAAAATACCCCAAGTATGACGCAGTTAATGCGCCGGTAGATACGCCAGTGATTGTATCAAAAGTAGGTAGTTTTTCTTTTGAGTTTAGGTCATTCAGAATTGCTATTTGGTTTATTCCAAAGGAACCACCGGAAGATAGAGATAACGTATTACATATACCTTCAATAGGTATCATAAATATAGAAAATATACTGATTAATAAAAATTTATTCCACATTTTTATTAATTAGATAAGATAATTTATTTCTCACGCTTACCTCCAACGTCTCTAAAATGAGATTTAACATATATGCCATCCTTTCTTGTAAAGGAACTTACAAACTTTGAATGTCTCTTCAATGAACTCTTCTTCTTTTTAGGAGACCTCTTTGGTGATTTTTTAATAGATTTCTTCTTAGATCCAGTCATTTTATAATAATATAAATATTATTATAAAGATATTTTTTTTTCTCACAAGGAAATAACACTATCGAAACTTCCTTTAATGCTCTGATGCAATGTCGTTAAAACTAACTTGTTATTTGCTCTCAAATACTCGCCAAGATACTCAAAAATGTCCGATGTTAATTCTTGGTCTAATGAACTCAAACTTTCATCCAATATTAGCACGTCGCTATTGCTCAACTCGTTGAAAGATAACAAGAATGCTAAATTAACTCTATCGTATTCGCCGCCAGATAAATTACCCAATTCAGTCTCATTACCTTTATAATACAGACTCAAATCTATAGTAGGTTTTTCTCCGCTTGACTTTGAGTTCTTGAAACAATTCACACTTATTACCATAGGTTCTGAGAACATTGCTTCTAAATTTCTATTCAATGTTTGGTTCAACGTATCTATAAACTTATATATCAACTTACTTTCACTTACCTCAATAGACTTTAGTAACTTACTAAACATTACAGTATCATTTTGAAGATTATCTTTAATTAACTTGTTCTCGATTACCTGATTTGATAAATTATCTATTTCTTCTCTTTGTTTAAGATAGTTCATTTGTTTCTCTATTTCATTTATGCACTTGACAAGATCAGTATTGTCAAAATAATCTTGTAAGTCTCTCATCTCTCTCCTAATAGAATTGGATTTTATTTCATAATCATTCTTCAAATCTTCTTTCAACAAAACGATATATTCATACTCTTGATGAAGTTCATTAATCTCATCATATAAATTTTGCTTTCTTTCATTTAATTTTAATTTTTTAATCATTTCAGAAGAATTGTAGGTAAGTTTTGCTCTAACTTCGCTCAAATCTTGTTCCATATCTTCTTTAGAGGTGTTATGTTCATAATTCTTGATGTTTGTAATATCTTTCTTTAATTTATCAATCTTTTCATAATGAGACTTTAGCATTGGATGAGATTTATCTCGTATTTGTTGAATATACTCATTTAGTTGTTTCAAACGGTTACGGTTAAATGTCACCTTATTCTTTTGTTCAGTTACTACTTCTATCTTGAATTTAATTTGTGAGAGTTTTGTCTTCAACTCGTTTAAATCTACATCATACTCTTTCTTTATTTGTTGTTTTGTTTCTTCCTTTTCTTTTTTCAATAGTTCAATGCTTTCTGATACTTTCTGATACATCTTCATCTTATTCTTTAATTGTTCCAACTCCTTAGTTGTTGAATTTATCTTATCGTCTATCTCTTCAATAGTTTGATTATTATCAACTTCTATAATTTCATTGAAAGGTTCAAGAGTATGTTCTCTAGAATTATATCTCAATGTTGCATCACAGCAAGGACATTTAATGCTAGTTTTAGACAATTGAATCTGCTTCTTTGTTTCGTGTAATTTTTGAAGATTTTCAGTTGCTTCGGAAAAATATTTTTCAATAATGTCATATTTATCATCTTCAATATACTTTAATCTTTCTTGTATCTTTGTTTCTACCGAGGATATCTTGTTATTAATTGATATCATTTCTAGAATAGTTTCGTATTCATCTTCAAGACTATTTAGTGCAGAATTGAGACCAGATATTTCAAGAACTTCTTTACTAATTCCATCAACTTCTTCTGTTAATGATTCGCTAAGTTTTTTAGAAATGTTCTCAACATTCATTTCCTCTTGTATCATTTCATAATGTATATTAAGACGTTGAATAGAATTAGTTAATACGGCGACTCTATTTTTCAAAGTATCTATATTCTCAATATCATTATAGTCTTTGAGTTCATTGATTGTATTCTCAAAATCATTCTTGAGTTTATTGATGGAAATAAATAAGGAAGATTTTTTAGAAATACTTTCTGCATCTTGATCTAATATTTTTAAGACTGTAGATAACTCATTTGACTTTATATTTAATAATGCCTTGTTATTATTATAAGTTTTAGATATATCTTCCTTTGCGTCTTCACAATCTTGAATAGTTTTGAGTTCAGAATACAATTCAGATGTCGTTAGAGATGGTTTAGATTTGATAATATTCTCAAGAGTGTCTATTTTAGAGCGAATAGAAAATAACTGTTCATCTTTTTCCTTGATGATTTTTTTAATCTTTAGTTTCTTCTCTTCAATGTTAAAGTCAGAGAATAAGATATTCTCAATAAATTGAATCTTTTCCTTTGGAGTTAATGACAAGAATGACATTGTTCCTTTTTGAAAGAGAACGCTCGAGTTGATAAAGTTCTTTCCAAATAAAGTATTAATTACGGATTGTGCTTCATCGTCGTGTAATTCTTTATCTTGATACTCTAACATCAGCGCTTCTGGAGATTTTGTTCGAGTTATCTTAAACTCTGGTATGTTATTTTCATTATGTTTTGTCATGACTACCTTTACTTTCTTGGAACCATATGTGGCAAGTTTTTTTCCAAAACCTGTGATAGCATATACGATTGCTTGAATAATTGTAGTCTTACCTCTTCCTGATACACCGTCAAGTAATATAATACCAGAAGCAGGTATTTCCAAAGAAAATTTATCAAATGTTTTGAAGTTATTGAGTTCAAGATGATAAGACATTTTTGGCTTAAACTTTAAATACATTATAAAATAATTATTATTAAATCAATTTATAGGAAAAATGTTATTTGAAATAGAGTTGGCATTTATTGTTGTTGGATTCTTTACATCATTATACTTTTCAATGAAAAAGACGCACAATTTTGAAGGATTAAAAAATAACTCTTCTTTGAACTTGATAAATAATGATAAGAATTTTGATGTAGATATACCTTTGTTGATGTCTCAAAATGGGGCATATGTTTTACTAACAGATAAGAATCACGGTTCATTAAGTATTTATAATATGGATGAGATGAATATTGGAAATATGGAGGCTATTTGGAAAAGCAGTTTTCGAGATGATGGTTCAGACAAAGGTCTTTATAAGATAGTTTTACAACCAAATGGAAATATAGTTGTGTTTGATAAGAAGAGAGAAATTGTATGGAGTGTATTTAACAATAATGAAGATTTGATTAATAAAAATGTGAGACTTGTTTTACAAAATACTGGCAAGTTGGAATTATTAGGAGAGAAAAATAATTGTATATGGCGTTCTACTACAAATATTAGACGGTATTATATGTTAAGCGATCCAAACAATGATATAGAAGTGGAACCAATAATGTCTAATAATCGAAGATATGTATTATCCACCTCAATTATGAAGGGTGAGATAAAAGTAGCTGATATTTATGATGGAGTAACTGATGATAATTATATGAAAGTAATTTGGAAGAATGATTATTCATCTTTTAATATAGAGAAGTCTCCTTATAGAATAATTTTTGAAAAAACAGGAATATTATCAGTGTATGATAAGAATAATAATAAAGTATGGAGCACCGTGCATGATAAACCAATTATAAAATTTTCTTGTGATAGTATTTACAAGTTGATATTAAGCGACGAAGGTAAGTTGAGTATATATGATGTTAAAAAGGATACCAAGATTTGGTCGAGTTAAAAAAAATATTTTTTATATTTCAAGTAATATAAAAAATGGGTGCTACAAAGTCGAGATTAGATAACTGTCAGGAACTTGACTTTAATTTTTCTCTTAATAGGTTGTTTGGTTGTGTTAGTAATAATTCTTTAAAAGGCATGGAAGGAGATTCAGCATCTCCAAGTGATGTCATTTTATTTGATATGAATGGAACAAAATATAATGGAAGAGTTCTTGATAAAGTATTTTGCAAGTTATTCATTTCAAATATAAAGGATTTATATAACTCAGCTCTTAGAAATCCTATACTTAGAATAGATATAGAGCCGCATGAAGCGATTCTTTATGAATATTATATATATACTATAAAAATCAAGCAAATATTGGATTATAATATTAATCCTCATTTTGTAAAAGTTATATCTGGTAAATTAAATATAAATCCAAATGATTTAGCAACATATATAAATAATAAGCAACAAGTAATTTTATCGCGTAGTCAAATTCTTAATAATATTAAGAGAAATATAGCTCTTATGTTATATCCATCAAATGTTAATAGACCAGCTATAACAGATAATTCAAATGTCAGTATTAATTTAGACCGAGAGACGTTTGTAAATAACAATCTTAATTCTATTAAATATGGTATAATATTTACAGAAGCACAAAGTGCAGTAAGAGTAAATAATATTGATGATGTGGATATAGGTAATGTGGATATAGGTATTGTGGATATAGGTAAATCAGTAAAATTGGCAGATATACTTTCTGATTTATTAAATAACAATAAACTGGATACTATTTTGATAATTTTGTTTCAGGTTTTGACAGCGTGTTATTCTATGTATTTATTTGGATTTAATCATAATGATTTACATCCTGGAAATGTTTGGATTAGAAAAAAAAATAGAGAAGTAAATGAATATATTATTAATGGCAATTCTTATAAGTTGGATACAGATATAGAAGTTCTTATTTATGATTTTGATAGAGCAGAATGCGTTAATAACCCAAATGATGTTAATAAAAATAAATTTAATTTACAAAAAGTAGTTGAGAATAAAGATGCTATTAAAATTTTTTCATACTTTATTAATTATACTATTAGCAAAATCAGACTTCAAAATATTAGAAATACATTATTGGATTTATATGTAAAAGATACAGTAGAAAAAGATAATTTGAAATTAAATTCTGATTATAGTTATGCCTTTAGAATTGAAGAATATTTGAGTCCATATATGCTAAATCGTCCAGTAATACATAGGATAGATTTTAATAAGTATTATACTATTCCTCAAATGTTGGAAAGAATTAGGAATAATCATAGTGTTATATTCAGTAATTTACCATCTAATAATATTTACGAATGTGATAAGAATAAGATTCAGAATAAATACACATTTTTTATTAATACCGTATTTACTCCTGATACTACTTCTCTTAGGGCTAATATAAATAGACTTCAAAATGAAAATATAATTTTATTTACTGAAAAATCGACATTACAAAATGAAAATAATAGACTTCAAAATGAAAAGATAACGTTAAGCACTCAGTATCAGACAACATTACAAACTACAATAGACAACCACAGAGATTTATTGAGACAGAAAGAACAGGATTTTAATATAGAGAAAGCGAATCTTAATAATAACTGTGAAAATGAAAAGAATAATCTTAAGAATACATTTCAAGAGGAAAAGAAACAATTTAAAACTCAATGTGATAACTATTGCGACGGTGAAAAGCAGAAACTCAAAAACATCTTTGAAGAGGAAAAGAAACAATTTAAAACTCAATGTGATAACTATTGCGACGATGAAAAGCAGAAACTTAAAAATGAATATAAAACTCGATGTGATAATTCTCTAGAAGAAAAGAGGCGCCTATTTGATGGTGAAAGGCAGAAACTCAGAAAAAACTTTGAAGAGGAAAAGAATAAACTTGTAGATAATTATAAAAAACAAATAGAATATTTAAAAAATAAATTAGAAGAAGAGAAATTAGAAGATTACGACGTATTAGAAGAAAGACTTAGCAAAGATAAAAAAATAGACGACTTGAACAATAGAATAAAATATTTAGAAAATAAATTAGAAGAGAAATTAGAAGATTACGAAGAATTGGAGGAAAAAGAAGAAATGAGGAGAAAAAGAAAAAGAACTTAATATGAACTCATTTTGTAAATAATAATATTTACAAAATAAACGGGGGTGAGTTTTTATATGACAACTAAAAGAAATATGAGACTTCTTACCTTTTTTGTTTGATGGATACTTCCATACTATATAATATAGTATTCTTTAAATATTTTTATTTTATTTTAATTTATGGGTCTTACTATTCTTTTCAAAATTTAAACATGCTTTGCTACACATCAACTTTCTACTATCAAAATCACTCAAATATAAATTATTAAAATTCTTACATCTTGACAAAGCAACATATGCCTGACCTTGTTCAAATATTTCTTTACCCAAGTTTATAATTACGTTATCAAGCGTCAGCCCCTGACTCTTATGAATACTAATTGAATATGATAAAATAACTGGAAACTGTATTCTCGTATATACCATATCGCCATACTGCTGTGTAAATAAACACTGGTCTATCGATACAATTGCACCTGTATCAAGTTTTATTACCATTTGAAATACATCTATATTAGAAAATGGAAGGTCAAGTCTCTTCAACTCTAAAAAAATTCCTCTCGCTCCATTTACCAATCCTATCTCAGGATTTATATTCTTTATTATCATAATTCTTGACATAGGTTTTAACTTTAATGTCTTCTGGGCTATAAAATACTTATCAAATTCATCGTCAGTATTAACAGATGTATAATCATCAATATTCTGCATACTCAAATCATCCAAATCATCACATACAATAGCCTTATCTTTACATATAACTATATCTTCAATGCCTTTTAACTGAGATAATCTAAAATCATTATACTTTGACACGTCATTCTTTTTAGAAGATAAAACAATATAATTTTGTATCTGTTCTTTTGTTAAACTCTTATATGCTTCGTGTCTTTCTTTCAATTTTTTAATATCATCTTCTGTATGTGTTGCTGTTCTAATTCTAAGCAACATCTTAGCCCACTCTAAATCATCAAAACGTTTAGGTATGGTAAGTTCTAAATTAATTAACTTTAGTTCTTTCCATACAGAACTTTCAAAAGCGAAAATATCATTTACAGGAGGCAACTGAAGAAAATCTCCAGTAAGTAAAACTCGTATTCCTCCAAATACTTCATCATTATTTTTGAGTTGTTTCAATACATAATTTAATACTTCAAGATATTGACCTCCTAACATAGATACTTCATCAATGATAAGTAGTTCTATATTAACAATACGTCTAAAATCTTTTTTATTCTTTGTTATCTTCCTAACAATCTTATCAGCAACATCTTGAGAAATCTTATTGAAGAATACCTTAGACCAAGAATGTAAAGTCTGCCCGCCTATATTAAAAGCTGATATTCCAGTTGTAGAAGTAAGAGCACATTTAATCTTATTAGTATCGCAATAATCTTTTATCTGTTTTGCTAAAAAACTTTTACCACATCCGCCAACAGCAGAAAGATAAATGTTTTTATTCTTTTCAAAAAGAATTGTAGTAATGATTTTAAGATTATCGGTCATTTATTGTTAAATGATATACTATCCATTACTAAAAATATATATAATAATCAATTTTATATATATTTTTACAAAATATATTTATAAGGACCTTCACCTCTTACAACCACATCATTCTTAAAAGGCTCAACTACAATATCATTTCTCTTTCCAATAACCAACCAATTAAACTTACCATTCTTACCGGAAACTCTAAAAACACCATTCTCATCTACTTTAGTGGTTTTAAGTTCTCTATCTTCCAATGAACTATACTCTTCGATGACAGGAGTAAGCTGAATAGTAAAATCAGAAGCCATCTTAGAAGCATATGTAGGTAATTTTATATCAATGTGTCCATCATTTATAACACATTGACCTCTATAATAAACAGCATTCTCAGGACCTTCTAAACAAGCATGTACAAGATAATTATCTTCCTTTGTAGGATGTTGAATAATAAATGTCTTGCCTGAATATTGAACTATTTCTCCAGTAGAAGAGTTCCAGCTTAGAGCACCACTTGCTGTTCCTGCTACTGTCCTAATTGGAGAAATATATAAGCCACTAACTGTAGGATTTATTGCAGTAAATGATGTGTCATATAAAGTTGGATTAATTAAAATAGTATTCTTAGGAACATTAGAAGTTCCTGCTCCATTACCTATTATAATTGATGATGTACCTTGATTTAATCCTGAATTATAACCTATAACAATTGCTTTAGAATTTTGAGAAGTTTGTCCAGCATATGCTCCTATAGCTATTGAAAAATCTTGCTGTGCTATCTGACCAGCATAAGCGCCGAGAGCAATAGAATTAGAACTTTGATTAATCTGTCCTGAACTTTGTCCTATAGCAATAGAGTTACTACGTTGACCATCCTGACCAGCATTTGAACCTATAGCAACAGCATTGCTACCTTGACTTATATACCCAGCTTGATTTCCTATAGCTATTGCGTCAGCCTGTTGGTTAGATTGACCTGCCTGGTATCCTATAGCTATTGCTCTCTGATTTTGAAAATATTGTCCAGATTGCCATCCAATTGCAATAGACCCTGAAGTCTGATTGGAAAATCCAGTCTGAAAACCTATTGCAATAGCGTTAGAATCTTGGCTATTATTTCCTGCTTGATAACCTATAGCGATAGCGTAAGAACCTTGATTAGATTGACCAGCTTGATGGCCTATAGATATTGCGAAATCTTTCTGATTACATTGTCCTGATTGTGTGCCTATAGCTAAAGTGTTTTGTCCTTGATTGTATTGTCCGGCTTGATAACCTGCAGCAATGGCTTGAGTACCTTGTGTGTATTGACCAGCTTGGTAACCTATAGCAATACCAGCAGTTTGCTGAGAAACCTGACCGGCATTTATGCCAATTCTGATGTTAGTTAAAGAAGATATATCAGTTCCATAGTTTGTAATAGTTGTTGCATTTATATTTCCACTTACATCAAGTTGACAAGAAGGAATACTTTTATTTATTCCAACAAAACGAGTAGCCTTGTCAATAACTAATGAACTTTGATTTAAATTCACAGGTGTGTTGGCGCCTTGTTGTATAGCATCTTTTAAAAAATTTAACTTGGAAATAATTTTATTTTTAATATTAAAATCAGACATTTTTTATTTATTTATAAATATAAAAGAAAATATTAAAAATATGTATAGGGTCCTTGGCCTTTTAATAAAATATTATTTTTAAGAGGCTCTATTTCAATATCATTTCTCTTACCAACAACTAACCAATCAAACTCACCGTTTTCTCCATAAACTTTAAACCTTCCATCTACAATATCCGACACAAATAAACTTCTATCTACTTCTTCACAATCTTCATATACTGGTGAAACATGAACTATAAAATCTTTAGCGAGTTTTTCAATATATTCCGGCAATATTACCTCTACACATTTATTCTCTGTAATTTCAGAACTTCCTCTATAATAAACAGCAGATTCTGGCCCTTCTATACAAGCATGAACTAAATACTTCTCGTCATCTTCTGGATGATCTATTACAAATGTCTTACCTGAATATTGAGCAACTTTGCCTGTAGTTGAATCCCAACTTAAAGCACCAGTTGCTGTTCCTACTGCTGTTCTTATTGGATTAATATAACAAGCACTTGCTGTGGCTGTATTCAAAACGGAACCAGTTGCATTCAAAATGATTGTATTTGAATTTTGAGAAGTTACCCCTGCATTTGTTCCAATAGCTATTGATGCTTTTGCTTGATTTGACTGTCCTGCTAAATATCCAATCGCAATAGATTGAGTGCCTTGCGTAAGACTTCCGGCAAAATACCCAATGGCAATTGCATAAGTTGCCTGAATAGCATTACTATTAACTAAATTATTGAAACCAGCGTTTGTTCCAATAGCAACTGTTTGATAAGCGCCATGACCTGCTGTATATCCTATAGAAACATTACCAGTTCCTGGACCAAACGTAGCACTTGGTGCCGCAACGTTAATATTAATATTTACTGCACCAACTTTTTGATTACATTGCCCTGATCTAGTTCCTATAGCGACTGTATTTGAAGCACTATTACCATCAGATGCTCCAGCATGTAAGCCTATATTTACTTTATAATCTCCGTAAGGAGCATTGTAGAAAGTATTACACCCCATTGATACATTATAATTACCAAAGTTTGAAGCACCATTTCCTACACCTAAGCATACTGAACCTGTTCCAACATTAGTCGCTCCGGCATTTGTTCCGATAGCTACTGAAAAATCTTTCTGCCCAGTCTGGCCGGCATTACAGCCGATAGCCAGTGCATAATTTCCTTGGTTTATCTGTCCAGAAAATGCCCCTAAAGAAATTGCATTTGAACCTTGATTACTTAAAGATGTTTGATAACCTAAAGATATTGCGTTAGATCCTTGATTAGATTGACCTGCTTGCCATCCTATAGCGATTGCATTAGTTGCTTGAGATGTCTGACCAGCCTGATAGCCAATAGCAATAGAATTCGCAGAAGTTGAAGGCAATAATGAGCCGTTAACATTTAAAGTTCCAGATACGTCAAGTGTATAAGCAGGATTAGAAGTATTGATACCAACTTGTTTTGTTTGTTGATTAATAAACAAAGCATTACAGTTTAAATTTATAGGAGATGATACTCCATTTACTAAAATATTACTTAGATTAGTTGCCATTTTATTTTTTATAATTATAATAATATAATTATAAAAAATTAATAATAAGTATAAGGTCCTGAACCTTTTATTTTCAAATTGTTTTTTAGAGGCTCTACTTCTATACTTTCTCTACTTCCTATAACAAGATAATAAAATAATCCTTTAGAACCAAATACTTTAAACTTTCCGTTTTTAACTTTCGTAGAAGAAACTTTACCATTCAATGAAAACACATATACTGTAAAATTACTTGCCAGATTATTTGTATATTCTGGCAATTTTATTTCTACATATTTATCTATTATTTCTCCTTCTCCTCTGTAAAATACTCCAACTTCTGGTCCTTCTAAACAAGCATGAACTAAATACTTTTCATCATCCAAAGGATGTTCTATCACAAATGTCTTACCGGAATATTGAACCATTTCGCCAGTCGTAGAATTCCAGTTTAATGCCCCTGTTGCGGTACCTGCTATTGTTTGGATTGGAGAAACATAAAATCCGCTTACAGTAGCATTTAACGAAATATCTGTAGCATTGAAAATAATTGTATTAGCCGGTGTGTTAGAAAAACCAGCCAAGTTGCCTATAGCGATAGAGTTTGTTCCGAGATTTGAATAACCAGCATTCGACCCTATAGCAATAGAACCAGTTTGTTGTGATAAATTACCGGCTTGATATCCTATAGCAATACCGAAAGCGGATTGTGAAATATCTCCTGTATTAACTCCAATTGCTACAGCATTACTGGATTGACTGAATCTTGCTGCGCTTGTTCCTACTGCTACTGAAGCAGGAGATTGCAAGTTTAAGGCGGAATTTGAACCGATAGAAATAGAATTTGAGCCTTGTGTATTTTGTCCTGCTTGTGTTCCTATTGAAACAGCATAGGCACCTTGATTAGATTGACCTGCTTGAAAACCTATACCGATTGTATTAAAATTTTGGTTATATTGAGATGCTTGATAACCTATTTGAATACAAGCATCTCCTACCTGTGTTGAACTTCCTGCTTGATACCCTATAGTTACACCTCTTCTGCTCATATTTGTTTTACCCGCTTGGTATCCTATAGCAAAAGAATTTGCTAATCCTGTTGCCTGGCTTATATAACCTGCTTGGTATCCTACAGCAATATGGTTAAATATTCCTTGAGAAATATCTCCTGCTTGTGTTCCTATTGCCGTACAATTAAAGCTCTGGTTGCATTGCCCTGCTTGTAAGCCAAGAGCAAGAGACTGATAACTCTGGTTACATTGTCCTGCTTGGTATCCTATTGCTACGGATTGAGTAGATTGACCTGTAAGCCCTGTTTGAAATCCAATATCAACATTTGGAATAGTTTTGAAGACAGAAGAACCATTTGCTGTGATAGTTCCTGAGCAAACTACATCTCCATTTACATCTAAGTTGTATTGAGGATTAGAAGTATTCATCCCAACATTCCTTGAACTTTGATTTATGAACAAAGAAGTCTTGTTAAAATTAATTGGAGATGGATTACCGTATTGAAGATTACCTGTATAAATATTTATTTGGTTTTGAATATTATTATTTATTTTAAAGTTGGACATTTATTTTATTATATATTAATATATAATAAAATAAATTAAAAATATGTATAGGGTCCTTGGCCTTTTAATAAAATATTATTCTTAAGAGGCTCTATTTCAATATCATTTCTCTTACCAACAACTAACCAATCAAAGTCGCTATCATTATCTCCATAAACTTTAAAACTTCCATCTATAACATCTGATACAAATAAACTTCCATCAATGTCTCTATCATAATCTGATAAATTATAGATTGGAGAAACATATACTGTAAAATCTTTAGCAAGTTTTTTAGTATATTCTGGCAATATTACCTCTACACATTTATTTTCTGTAATCTTAGAACTTCCTCTATAATAAACAGCAGACTCTGGCCCTTCTAAACAAGCATGAACTAAATACTTCTCGTCATCTTCTGGATGGTCTATTACAAATGTTTTGCCTGAATATTGGGCTACTTTGCCTGTAGTTGAATTCCAACTTAATGCACCAGTTGCTGTTCCTACTGCTGTTCTTATTGGATTAATATAACAAGCACTTGCTGTAGCTGTATTCAAAACAGAACCAGTTGCATTAAACATAATTGTGTTTGAATTTTGAGAAGTTACCCCTGCATTTGTTCCAATAGCTATTGATGCCTTTCCTTGATTTGACTGTCCTGCTAAATATCCAATCGCAATAGATTGAGTTCCTTGTGTCAGGCTTCCAGCAAAATAACCAATAGCAACTGCATAAGTTGACTGAATAAAATTTATACCGGCTAAATTATTAAATCCTGCATTTGTTCCAATAGCAACTGTTTGATAAGCACCATTTCCTGCTGTTGTACCTATAGAAACATTACCAGTTCCAGCACCAAATGAAGAATTTGAACCTAT